TGCAAAAGCGAGCCGCAGGCTAAATAGGATGAAGCATGATTAATACCTTTTATATAACATTTTAACAACCTTTAAACAACATTAAAAATGAGTATTGACCTGGAAAAAATGAGTGCATCTGAGCTAGAAGCACTGCTAAAGCAAAAAAGAAAAGAAGAGCGCGAAAAGAGAATGCGCGAACACGAAAGCTATGAAGTAAAGAGAGATGAACTTGTTTCTGAACTGATGAGCAGGGCGAAAACAATTCATAGCCTTATGCGTGATTTCAAAGTGTTCGCAATAAAATCGCTCAAAGAGTTCAGAGAAATAGCTGACAGCTATGGCGACATCAGGAGCAATAGCAAAGGCGGTTTCAGCCTCCGGCACCGTGAAACACAAGAAGTTGTGAGCCTGGATCGTAACGTGGTGGCGGAGTACGACGAAAGAGCTGCAATGGCTGAGCAGCTTATTAAAGATTTCTTGTTAGATAAAGTAAAGAAGCGTGATCTGGCAACATACAGGACAATCACTGCTTTGATGGTTCGCAACAAGATGGGAGACTTTACTACAAGCCGCATAGCTTCGCTATTGTCAATAAAGGATAACTATGATGATGAACGCTGGATCAAGGCGATGGAATTGTTTGAAAAGAGCTTCCGCATACGTGAAATAAGCTACAGCGTGAGCTTTTACAAAAAAAACAGTATGCAGAAAGATGAATCAATTCCGCTCTCGTTTTCAGCTATCAGCATTGACGATGATAGCGAGGGTAATACTGAGACTGCTGAAACTATTGAAGCACCGAAGACACAGGAAGCTGAATGAAGATATATATAGCCGGAGCGGTGACAGGAAGAAATTATGCAGATGTGAAACGAGAGTTTTCACTTGCCGAAGATGCAATTGTGTCAAGAGGGCATGAAGTAATTAATCCTTTGCAGCTTGTGCCCGATCCGGAAACAAGCTGGCAGGCGGCAATGAGAATGTGTATTAAAGGACTGATGGATGCCGATGCGGTTTTGGTAATAAACAGGAGTTACGAAACATCAAAAGGAGTGCGGCTTGAAGTAGGAATTGCAAATGCACTTGAAATGAAACTGTTCTCGATGGATCTGAAAGAAAGCAAATTTAACAACGACTGAATATGAAAAAGTACCTGCTTACATCACCAAAATGGGAGGGTGAAATCGAGATTGTGTACAACGACCTTGACCTCCTTATTAGTATTGACATCAGCCGTGCTAATCTTGCTGAAAAACAGCAGATATACTTTCTGCGCGATCTGCCACGGGAACTGTATGAACTTGAAAAGCTAAGAGAGAAAAGTCCTCATTTAGTGATCACAGAAGTTAACCAGGATGTTACATTCGAGATGTTCTGGGACACCTACGATGACAAGGTGAGATCAAGTAAAAAGCGTGCACTCAGAGCATGGAATAAGCTAAGTAAGATTGACAGGCACAAAGCATACAGATTTATTATGAGATACAAACAAAGCCTTTATCATGGTACTAATCCGAAATATGCTGAAACTTATTTGAACGCCGAGTTATGGAACAACTAACTGATATAACAAAGATCTTCACAAAGATAAGGCTGAAGCTAAGCCGCAATGAGCTTAGCACTCTGAAATACCTGCTTGAAGTGTATGCACTGGTTATGTTGAGAAATACAGATCTGCAGCAAATGGCTAAAACACTCATTGCATATCAATTGCACATGAAGATCAGCAGAATGTTAATGCAAACCATCAAGGCAGCATATAAAGTAAGGCTGAGTGTTGTTGAAGCTGCCTTGCTTGTTGATATGATCATTGAATTTGAGACAGTTGATGAGTTTGGACAGTATGAAGAAAACTTAATGCTTAATCTGACTTTGCAGATTCATAAACAAATAGTGTAATGAACGAAAACATTAGAAGAAAAATTCTTGCAGTGCAAGAGATTACAATAGCTTATAAAAAAGAAGGGTTGAGCCAAAAAGAAATATATTGGCGATACATACGCGATAAGTTTTACATAAGCCAAAGCACCTACCAGCGATATCTGGGAATACGATTAAAAGATAATGAATACATTTAAAACAAAGAATTATGTTACAAACATCAGAAATTCAAATGAACGCTATAAGGCTGTACGAACTGGCGCTTGTCCCGGTTCAGCGTATTGATCTGCCAAGCTCCTCAAAAATTCTTAACGTGCAGGTTGAAAACGATATTCCATACCTGCATGTCATTATTTACAATCCAAAAACGTCTTTAAGAAAACGCGAGATAATAACAGCTACAATTGACGATTGTTTGGATGTTGGACCTTTTGAATGGGTGACTTACCTTGGATCATACAAAGCGAAAGAAGAACCTTTTAACAGGTTTGTTTTTCTATTAGAGGACAGCAGTAGTTATGTGCAATTACCTTCAAATACCTTTTGAAATGAAGATGGAACTTATATTTGATTCAGAAAATGCCAACGACCGCGTTGAATATCAACATGCTGTTAATGGCGCGAAAATGGCTGCTGCAATTCACGACCTGGACAGTTTTCTTTCTGCGCGTGTGATGTACATGGAGCCTGCGATTGAAGCCGAGGAGGTGAGAAAGATGCTGAGACGCTTTCTTGCTGACCAGGGGATAATATTTGACAACATGATATTTTAACTATGAACAGACTTATGGTATGGAAAGGCTTTAACTGGATGTTGCGGGAACCCTGGGGTTTCATGCACCCACAAAAACCCGAGTTTTGGTATGACGAGGGTGCCGTATTCGTGAACGAATACGGGCATCTAATGCTAAAAACACGGAGGAACCCATTGATATCCGAAGGCCAGATGTTGTCGCCCACAGGCGCAGGGCTGGTGTGTTGCAATCAGGGATTTCACTTCGGATATTACAGTTTCGTTGTAGATCTGCCAGTAGGAAAAAACCTCTGGCCAGCAATCTGGATGTACGACATGAACACTTGGCCTCCCGAAATTGACCTGCTGGAAGCTTACACAAACCGGTGGAGTAAATACAGAATACTGCCCTGGCAGCCATTTAAGGCGGAAACATGCCTGCACTGGACTGACGAGAAGGGCAAAAAAAGAATGATGAGGAAAAAATCCGGATGGATACGCAAACGAACTGATGTAGTAGTAGAATTAGCCTGGACTGCTGCAAGAATAATTGTGTGGCACAACTATAGGAAAGTGATGGAAATAAGCGATAGGGAGGTGATGCAGCATTTTCAGAAACCAATGAGACTGATCTTGAATAATGGTGTGCGAACAAAGCGAAAAGCTAATCCCAATGAGGAAACCTGTTTTGTAATAAAGAATTTTACATACTTAAAAATGTAGCTGTAAACAGAACCGGGCAAAAAACTTTAACAAAATGAAGGTATTTAAAAATAATGTTGTATTATTGCAGCGACTAAACCAAAACGTAAGGTATTTGCTGCGTAACTCTGGGAGCTGAGGTGTATGATGCTCCATTAATGATAGGCAGCCTAACCCCGTGCCAATGCTATAATGGCGTTTGCAAACCTTGCGTGAGGTTTAGTCAACGGGAAGTGGGCTGCCGTTTTTTTATGCCTGCAATACAAAAGACTTAGATCATGCAATACAAAAATGAAAGTCAAGCTCAGACTATAAATGAGCAAAACTTAATCAATTAATTAATACTAAAATTTTACGATCATGGACGAAAAAACAATTGTTCAAGGACTGAGAAGAACTGCTCCTCCTGAATTATTTGAGGAAAAACTGGAAGATTTGTTTCTTCTGTGGGTTGAAAAAGAAGACCCTTTTGATGAGGAGTATCGCAGCGAAATGGTGCTGACGTATGTAACGCTTCGCAACATGCTGCGACAGATAAGAAGTCTGGATGAGGTGAAAGAAGTGGCAAAGGAATAAGAAGCATCCGGTTATGAAAAAGAAGCCCGGCTACATTGTAGTCGGGCTTCTTTTATTTTACACTCGATTTACCCTCGTTCACATGTTTTTTGCGGGGAGGATTGCTTTTCTTAGCATTTTTTGTTTTGCTCTTACTCTGTTTCTTCATGTTTTCCAATTTTAATAACAATTTTAGGTTCATCTGTCGGCTTTGAATAAACAGTCATTGCGGTTTTATCAATAATCTCAAGCAGATATTCAGTGATTTTTATATGCAGCGTTGGCGGCGGATTTTCAATGCCGGTGCTGCGTATTCTTGTTAGCAACTGCGTTGTTATATTGCCCTCGCTACCCGGGCAGAAACCATGCAATGCGGCATATAGCTTTGTGCTTATCTCATCCACCTTCTCTGAATACTTTATCATTGCGTCCGGCTTTTTATTCAGGTTGAAAGGCGCTATATGCTGCGTTACGGCATGAATACGTACCGGCAAGGCTCCCATCTGCACATATTCGCCAATGTCTTCCCAGTTTATTTCGCCAAACTCAATGAATACTGCCGGCGGAAATACAAGCCCTGCTTCATTGTCTGCATCGTTGTACTGCCCCGCAAATAGTTCTATTTGTCTGATCTCTGGAACTTTTGCAGCTATTTGACCACTTATCTGTTTAAACAAGAAAATATCCATCAGTTCAAGTTATTTGGTTAATAATGTATATAGTTTTTTGAAATTATTATACATGTCTGGTTTGTTATGTATAGAAAACTAAAATAGTTACCCATTAACAATGTTATTTATGTCCTTCTTTATCAAAGCCATGATCCGCTCATTCAGCCTTGCACTTTCGCCAATGAACTGGCGTTTCGGCATTTTGAATTTCTTTTTTCCGAACACGCTTGCCTCCAGCCCTTCATTATGCACATTTGCATAAATCAGGTCGCTGTATATGATAGCCTTGCGGGGTTCTAAGCGGTATTTTATGCTTTCTTTCAGATCGCCGGTCATGCCGCTAAGTGTACGCCGTTTTGCTGCTGCTGGGCTGTAATTTGTTATTGGCTTTGGCTTTCGGGGTTTGTAAACGCTTTTTGCATCCTTTCGCCTTGGGTGATTGTCGGGCAGCGGTGTACGTGCACCATGCAGAAAGCCATACCATTCCGATGCCGGCTGTGTTCGTTTTGCAGGCTTCCAGGGTGTGTTACTTTCGTCAGTGAAGCCTTGATTCATAAAGTTCTTTTTGAAGTGGTTCACAGCCTCAATAGCAATTACACGCGGAGCATCTCTCTCAACGTAACGCCTTATTTTTTCAGCTTGCTGGGCAACATGCCGGGTAAACTGCGATACATCAATAGTGGTCATTTATGTATTTTTTTGGTTTGATTGCTTGTTTTCCATAAATATGTTGTATGTTTGCATTACCTCTCTAAGGTCATCTACTGTTTTAACCTCTCTGGTAATAATATCGTTTTCCTGCGGGCTTGCAACTTTTGTTTCTCCGGTAAGTTCTCCAATTGCCTTATCTACCATTTTTCTCTCCTTGTCTGATAGTTTTGCGATCATAGGATGCTTATCAGAAAAAAGTTCACCGGTCTTATACGGGTTTTGCCTCATGTATGCTGGTGGCAGTTTAATGTCTTTGGGTACTTCTTTGGCATTGTCATCATCTCTTACCTGCTTTACGCTGCAGCGGCAGCCCCAGTCACTTGGCGGCAGCCAGGTGTCCCAGAAGGAGTCATCCACCGGCTTCACAACTCCGTACAATCTCTGATGATCGTTGCGTGGTTCGGCAGCGGTGCTGGGCATGTATTCAAGGTATGGGTAGAGGTCTTTATCCTGGTCAATGCTGTGCCAGTTGGCGGCAGCCCTGCAGCTACGAACGGCATGTGTGTATTCGGTTCGCATCCAGCTTACGTTGTACTTGTTGTTAAGCAGTGGCAGCCGTTCAGGGTCGTTATTCCGGATGTGGGCAGTTTGCCAGGCACTTTTAAAACCTGCAAAGCGATCGGCATTTTTATGAAGCTGTTTAATTATGTTCTGCAGCTTTTTGTCGTGAGGGGTGTCAATGTCAAACACCTGGTCAATTGCTTTCTTAAAATGACTGCGGGTATATTCAAACAGGTCTTTTTGAATTATTAGATCAGGGTTACTTGCAATGTCGTTATAAACATTCATCAGCTCCTCATCACTAAGCCCTCTTGCTGCTGCCAGTATCGCATCGGCATCGTAAACGCTGCCATGAATAGGGCATCCGGTTGTGTTTTTGTAAAAAGCCTCAATATCTGCCCCGAAACTTTCACCTCCTGCCTTTAGGATGCGTTCATCGGGGCTTAACGAAAAAAACGCATCAGCCGGCTTCTTGTTTTGGGCTTCACAAAGTTTTGTGCATCAAAGTCCTCTTCCTGCTTTGGCTCAGGGTTGTTTTTTGTAAGAAGCTGCAATTGCTTCAAGGTTTCATATTGTTTTGGCCTCGGAACACCATACTTCTCATAGAAATAATCATCATCCACCGGCACCTGCTGGGCAATCATCAGGTCAATCTCCAGGCTTTCTTTTGTGTCCAGCGTCTCTATTTCATCGAACACAAACTCACCATCCTGAGTGTTGTAACCGTGCAGTTGTAGTAACGGTATCAGCTTTTCGTTCAATACGTGCATGATGAATATTCTATCTTCGCTGTGAAGCATCTCCTGCACCTCGTGATGTACTTCGCCAAGGCTTCTTGCACCTCTCTCACCCTGCTCGGTGGTGAGAGTTTGTCCAAGTATCAGGACTGAAAGTTCGTTGTTACATGCATTGCGCAAATCATCATACAGTGCTGCTGATCCGCTGCTGTTGCTTGGCACAAATTCAATATCTGTGCCTTCCGGAATTATTGCCCAGGCTGCAGAGCCTGCATTTTTTATTGCATCTTCAAGCTTGCGCCTTGCGTTTTCATCGTAGCCGTCATATTTCCCTTTCCTAAAGGGCATTCCAAAAATCTCGGCAAACTGTGCCCAGTCGGCAAGCACTCCTCTTTTATACAACACCAGAGGGGCAGCCTGAAGCAGCAGACCCAAATCATCGGGCTTGCCGGCAGCGAGCACATAATCTTTGTAAGGCGGCTTGTCGTAACGTATGCCTTCCATATCCATAGGGTATTTTACAACTAGTTGATATTCAGGCTTAACATGCCTCCTGTCAATTAACGTTCCTGAAATGGTGTTTAAATCCGATTTAAAATCCATTTCAAGCAAAGTATAGCCCCAAAACTTTGCTAAAAGCAATTCGGTTACAACATGCAGAAAGCTTTCAGTCTGAACCATCTTAGTGATGTCTTCAATTTCGCCTTTTATGTTAGTGAACTTCAGCGGGTGATTGATCACTGCATTTATGCGCTTGTTAACCAGACTTGCCAAATGAGCATCAAGCATTATGTCTGAATACAGGTCGTAAAGCGGCTGACGGCACGGATTGTTTTTGCTTTCAGCATAACGCATTGCAAGTCGCCATGTACGTATATCTTTAACATCACGATACACTTCGCGTACTTCTATCTTAGTAACTAATGTTCTCTTGTTTTCGCTCATTGCTTTTAGTTTTATGTTTCAGGATAAGAAATTGCTACACCCAGTTATTCATCATTTGCAGACACTGTCCAAATTCAGAATTAATCCTGTTAATGCGTCCGATGATCTCTTTCAGTTGCATCTCTACTGTTTGAGTGTCGGAAAACTGGCTGGATTTGTCAGGCGGATTTACGATGATTGGTGCATCTTCGTAAAAAATCTTGATGATAAGCTCGTACAGCTTATCGCGGTTCTTTTGATAATCATCAAGCTTTGAGTTAATCTCTCTGATTATCGTCTCAAACTTTTTTTCTTTCATTTCTGTGAGATTTAGGTTAAACAATATATATAGACATCACTCATTAGTAATGTAGTGATCGCGGGCGGTTTGAGCATGAAACAACATAATGAATGGTATCAGGTTCGGGATGCTTTGGCAGGTCGGGGTTTATCTTTAAAGCCTGAACACCTTCAAGCCATCTATAAGCCCTTTCCATATTTTGCTCAATGACAGGGAGTATCAGATTAGGATTATGCAATGCATATATCTCATAAATGACAATGTCCTTCAGAATTTTCAGAACAACAGGGTCTCTTTTATCAACTGGTTCTTCAGGTTCTTCAGGTTCATCGTCCTCTTCCTCTTCCTCTTCCTCTTCCTCTTCCTCTTCCTCTTCCTCGTCATCGTCATCATCATTGCCGTTGCCGGTTTGCCCTTCCGATTGCCCCTGTGCTTCGGGTTCGGGGTCTGGTTCGGGATCTGGTTCGGGGTCTGGTTCGGGATCTGGTTCGGGATCTGGCTGAGAGTTAAATATTGCATCAACATCAAAACGAGCGCTAAGATAGCCTTTCATCATTGCTATGTTTTCGCTTATTATCATCTCAATAATAGTGTCATCATCTTGTGTTATGGCGTTAATAATTTCAATATTAGCGCGGGTTTTCAGTTCTTCAGGCTTTAGAAACATCTTTTTGTGTTTTAATGTTATTAATATCTTTTTGAGTTACCTTGTCTCATACCTATGCTTAGCGGCATTGCAGCAATTATTTTTCTGTCAATTATATATTTTGCACCTTCGGCAGCATCAGGCCCGTCATCGTGAGCTGAGAGGCTCGGATCTAAAGCAAGAAATTGATCTTCTAACACCTTCATGCCCGGACTGTCTTTTTCATCAAGATTGAGAAACAGCTTGCCCTGCCTGTTTAGTGGCTCAAGGGCAGTTTCAATCCTGCTGAACTTGTCTGCCTTTTTTCTCATGTCGGCACTCAGGTAAAAGTTTGCATTTGCATCAGCAAGATAGCGGCGCAACTGGTCAATGATGAAATATTGTGTTGCATTGCCTTCAATGAAGTTATATACAGGTGTTTTTTGGTTCACCCATTTATTAAGCTCCAGATACCAGCCTGCCATTTCGGCAGTAGTGGTTTGCCCCATGTATGCTTTTATAATGTGGTACTCGTCTTTTCTCTTGCCCATCACCACAACTGCCTTGTAGTCATTCTTTTTTGTATCGCGGAATGAGGGGTCGCCGTAAGCAACAATAAATTGATATGCACTCAGAGGCGGGAGTTTCTTGTAGTGCATCTTGTCAAATACAGTACCCTCAACAATCGGATTGTTGAAATACTCTTTCTGTGCACTTATATAGCTGATTTTGCTGAGAACCCAATCAATATGCTCTTCGCTGTTTTTCTCAATCCAGGTACTTCTGCCTTGCTTATCACGTATGTTAATAGTGTCCACATGGTCAGCTTTTTCGCTTGCGCGCGCAATAACGCTGTTATTGCTTATCAGGTTTCCTTGGAATACTATACGCGCGTTCCCGGATATTGAAATAGTGGGCAGCAATGCTTGCTCTACCCATTGCCAGGTTTCCTGGATTCGTCTTTCGTTCCTGCAGCGCTCGTCAGTGTCTATATCATCAACTCTGATAACGTCAGGTCTTTTTTCTTCATTGCGTGTTCCTCGTGGGCTTTGCCCGGCACCTATTGCACGAAATGCAACACCTCTGCGGGTAACTATTTTACCTATTTCCCAGTATCTCAGCCCTCGTTGCAGTCCGTAGTCGTTTATCAGCCTGTTGTTCGATTCCAGGTTAATCATATAAGGCATGAGCAGTTCGGCAGCATTGTCGAAAGTATGAGATACCAGGATAAAGTTTTTTGCCTTGCCGGTCATCGCCATGTAAATGTCTTCCATCATGCCGCGCGTACTCTTGGCAAGCTCCCTGCTCCATCGCCTAACTTCATACCATCTTGTATTTTTGAGCAGCCTGTTTGTTGCCCTCTTATGAAATCTTGCCGGCTCGCTGGTGTAGTAGGAAGGAAAGTAATATGCAAACCATGCTTCAGGGTCTTTTTCGAGTGCTGCAATACGTTCACGCCTTACCTTTTCATTTTCAACAGGAACTGGAGTGCTGCGCAAAAGGTTGCTACGATAGTCATCCCACCTTAATAGTGCTTCGCGGTCGTTCTTTCTCATACTTTTGACGACATTTTGTTTTTGACGTAAGCATCCATCAGGTCGCTCACATCTTTAGCTTTGTTGAAATCATTCTCACGCAGCCAGTTTGTAAATTCAAGAAAAACATCAACTATATCACTTATTGTTAGCTGTGTTTCCAGGTTCTTAGCAGCACTTGCAAGCTTACTTATAGTGTCAGCCTCGCGGGGTGATGCAAATCTCTCATTTTCATCTCTTGATGCAATTGCTTTATTAAGATTTGCAAGCTGCTGATAAATACGTGAGAGTTCCTGCCCTTTCGTCACAAAAAAACTTGTACGCAACTGATCCCAGTTACCCTCTGCCCGCCATTTGCTCATTGTGTTGTTGCTTACCCCAACACGTTCTGCAATCTCGCTGGCGGTCATTAATGTACGGCTAAAAAGAAGTTCAGCCCATTCCTTTTTTGCCTTTACTGTCATTTTCCTGCTCATGCCACATTACTTTGTTTTGCAAAAATGATTTATATAAAACAAGAAAGCATTAATAATTATCAGAGTGATAGTTATTTGTGCCGTTTTGATAATATATTTTGACTTGTATATGTAAAAGATGTTTTTTTTGTGCTTTAATTCAAAGGCGCGTGAATGAATTTTATAGTTGATACAATCGGACACACGGTAACCATAAGTGTTTATGGCGAAATTGGTGTTGATACTAATGGGCATGATGTTGCAAAGTATATTTCTGAAGTCATAATGGCCGACAGCGATATACAGCAGATAAATGTACATATAAACTCGCAGGGCGGCAGCGTGATACAGGGTATGAGCCTGTTTACCGCATTATATAATGCAAGAAAGGTGAAAACAGTAACTACCCATATTGACGGCGTTGCGCTGAGCATGGCAGGCATAATTGCAATGGTAGGGCATAAGGTGATGATGAATGACTTTGGCAGGCTTATGATCCACAATCCCTTCCCAAAAAAGAATGCAAACGATCCTAAAACAATCGAGATGGTAGAGCAGATGCGTACCATGCTTGCTGATATATACTCTAACTTTAAGAATATTGATATTGAAAAAATTCAGCAGCTTATGAATGCTGAGACATGGTTCACAGCAACAGGAGCTCTTGATGCCGGACTTGTTGATGAAGTGGTTCGCACGGGCCTGAAGGCTGACATTGCAGCAAACACTGAACCCGACGAACTGGTAATGAAAATGAATGCTATTATTAATAAATTAAAAACGAAGACAATGGACTTGAAAAACATCCTTGCTGCACTTAATCTGAACGAGGGTGCAGACGAAACAAAAGTACTTGATGCTTTGAAAGCTAAAGATACAGCTATTGCACAGCTTAAGGCAGAAATTGCTGAGATGAAGGCAGCACTGCCTGCAGGCGATTACATTGCTGCCGACGTGAGCAAAAAACTCGGCTACTCCGGAGCTGTAACTATTGACAAAGCTATTGATGCAATTGACGAGCTTAATGCAAAGGCAAAAATGGCCGACGATTTGCAGAATCAGGTTAACAAGCTGCTGGGCGACAGAATTAACGAAATTCTTGCTCAGGCTGTTGCCGATCGTAAATTTCCTGCAACACAGAAGTTATATTACAAAACCCTGTTGCAGAATGACTTTGAAACCGGAAAGCTCATCATTGCAGGTTTGAACCCGGTGCAGCGTATTGCTGATTTTGTGGCAAGTACAGGACACGGCGAAGACCGCACAGACTGGACATGGGAAGACTACCAGGAAAAAGACCCCAAGGCATTGCAGATGCTCGAAACTGAAGCTCCTGAAGTGTTTGCACGTTTGTTTGCTAATCATTACGGCAAACCTATCTCCATGTAAATAAAACATTTTTTCAAAAAAAACAACTAAAACCTAAAAAGAAATGGCAACTTTAAAAAGAGACTTGTGGACAGCGGAACTTGTAAACAAATTCCGACATGATAAAGATTATTTGCGTGTTGTGCCCCGCCGCGACGACCTCGTGGAAGCCGATAATATTCACTGGGCGAATATTGGTGCCGACCCGGATGTTTTGATTAACAATACTACCTACCCCATTGATGCAGCAGCAAGAACCGATACCGATGGCTATATCAGCCTGGATAAATTTCAGACCAAGGTTACAATGATCACTGACGATGAGTTGTACGCGCTGCCCTATGACAAACCCGGCTCTGTCATCCGTCAGCACCGCGAAGTGCTTGAAGACAAGACTGCAGAATACGGGCTGTGGCAGTTGGCACCTGAAAAAACAACTTCAGGTGTCGAATCGCTCATTATGACCTCCGGCGACAGCAATGGCGCTACCCAGGCGCGTAAAAGGCTTACCGTTGCTGACGTCGTAAAGGCAAAAAAGTTCATGGACTCACTTGACGTTCCCCGCTATGGACGTATTCTGGTGCTTTGCCCCGATCACGTTGAAGACTTGCTCCTCGTTAGCGAAGCTTTTGAAAAGCAATACCAGAACATCCGAGAAGGTGAGGTACTTAGAATGTACGGCTTTGATGTGTTTGAATTCACAAAAACACCTATCTACAAAGTTGATTCAGGAGTATTGAAGCGCAGAGCCTGGGGCTCCACAGCCGATAATGCCGACCAGGTAGGCAGCCCGTTTTTCTGGGCACCCAACACCATCAGAGCATTGGGCAGTGTAAAAATGTACTATCAGCTTGCCGAGACTAGCCCGACAACTCAGGCAGGAGGTATTAACTTCCGCCTGATGCACAAAGTGTTCGCAAAATCAAGAGTAGGATTTGGAGCTCTCGTAGCTACTATACATGCATAATTAATGACTGCTCCCTGCAGTGGTGATGCGCTGCCACTGCAGGGATGCTAAAAAGAACAGTAAAATGACACTAAAAGAGTTAAAGGCAATTGCACAGGATCATATGTACTGGCATAATAAGCCGCGAATACTCATAACTGCCGACGGCGAAATGTTTGATCCGGCAAATGTATCACATGCAAGGCTTCACATTAGCAATGCGAAGCTGGATGATAAAACGGTGTATGAGTTTGAAAAGGAAGAACCTGAGCCGGTAAAGCCTGAACCTAAGCCGGCAAAGGTGAAAGAGGCTGAAAAGCCAAGGAAACAAATTAAATAGCCAGCGCTGATGCATGTTGCATCGGCATAACATTGTAGGATATGTATGCATTAGTTGACATTCTCGTTGCAAGTGGATTTTCAGGGGTAGTAATGACTGTGGTAACATGGATATTCACACGACGAAAAAATAAAGCTGATGCAACAGCAAGCGAACTCGACAACGTAGAAAAAGCCATTAAAATATGGCGCGAACTAAGTGACGAACTTGAAACAAGGATGACTAAGGAAATAAACGAACTGCGAGCTGAAAACAAAAACCTGCGAAACAAGATAAAGGAAATTGCTAAAGAAAATGAAAACATGCGATCACATATTGACTACATGGACAGACAACTGAAAAGTGCGCAGGAAACAAACAAAGAACTTGAAATAAAACTGGAGAAGTACAACGCACAATTTAAGTAATATGAGACCAATTTCACACATTGTACTGCATTGCACTGCCACGCGGCAGGATGCTACAATTGACAGTATTAAAAGATACTGGAAGGATGTGAACGGGTGGAAATCGCCAGGCTATCACTTCATAGTGGAAGCTAACGGCAAACTTACTCAGCTTGCGCATATATCTTCAGTTACCAATGGTGTGAAGGGCTACAACCAAACAATAATCAATGTTGCATACATCGGCGGTATTGATAAAAGTGGTCGCAGCGTTGATAACCGCACGCCTGCACAAAAAAACACACTCAATACAATTGTGTGTATGCTAAAACAACAATTTCCTGAGGCTATCATATGCGGGCATAAGGATTTCCCGTATGTGGCAAAGGATTGCCCGTGCTTTAACGCTAAAAATGAATACAAATGTCTTTTAAAAAGTATATAATCATCATATCTGTAATTATTCTTGCTGCCGGATGCAAAACTCCGGAGCCAATAATTATACGCGATGTGCATTACGAAAGGGTTACAGAAACCCTCAGAGATACATTTGTTGACATAAAGTCCGATACGGCAAGCATTAAGGCATTGCTGAAATGCGACAGCCTGGGAAATGTATATCTTGAGCATATATCTGAACTTAAACTGGGCAATAAGGTGAAACCAGAAATTCAGATAATTGACAACATAATAACATTCGATTGCATTGTTGACAGCATAGCAGTGTACTTTGTCTGGAAAGAGCGATTTACCGAAAAATCTGATACTACGGTGATTCAGGAACCGGTAAAAAAACAAGGCTTTTTAAAAAGCATTCAAAAATTCACTAAGCAGCTTTTCTGGCTGGTAGTTATACTAATAATTGTGGGTTTGACAATAAGGTTTGCAAACCCATTGAAAGGAGTTTTAAAATGGCTAAAAAAACTGTTGAAAATATAGACCCGGATCTCCGCAAGAAAGGAAATGCCGTGTTTCAGAATATGACAATTGATAAAGTGTATTTCACAAGCGATAATACTGCGTTTTCTGACAAAGCTCATGCTGAAATACACAGCATAAATCTTGAAGACAAACAAATAATAGTAATTAAAAGAGAGGAGATTGAATAATGCTTCCTTATGTTAAAATAAACTTCCTTGAAGGTGCCCTGGCACGAGTAGAAGAGGAAAAAGACCATGTTTTTGGAATACTTACTAATGCTGCACCCGTGCAGGATGGGCTGCAATTGCTGAAAAATTACAAGCTCACAAAGTTTGAGGATCTCACAACGCTTAAGGCTAATGCTTCAAATAATGCCGGACTTGTGAAGCTGATAAAAGAGTTTTATGATGAGGCAGGAGAAGGAACTGAATTGTACATCCGTTGCTTTGCCGATACGGTAACAATGACCGAAATGCTTAGTAGTATTGACAATGATGCTGCAAAAGCACTGCTCAATGATGTTAATGGTATGATAAAAGGGCTATTCGTCCATCGCATTGCCAAGCCAGATATTTACAATCCTACAAAAGGCGGTGGCTTGGACGAGGACGTAGGCACTGCAATACCGGCTGCTCAGGTAATTGCAGAGTGGGCAACAGATACACTTATGTCGCCTGTGTTTATAGCAATTTCGGGCATGGACTACTCCGGAGATGCAACAGAACTTGTTGATCTGCATACAATGACAAATAACCGCGTTGCAGTTATGATCGGCGATACTGCAGCAGATACAAAAAGCTGTGCAATAGGGCTGCTTGCAGGCAGGCTTGCACGTATTCCCGTGCAGCGGAATGCCGGCAGGGTTAAGGATGGGGCAGTATGGCAGGGCGATGCATATATAAAGGAAAAGAAACTGAAAAATGCCGACATAGCGGGAATACATGACAAAGGCTACATTACACTGCGCAGGCATATGGGGCTTGCAGGTGCATATTTTTCTGATGACCCGCTTGCAACAAAGGCAACTGACGATTATAACTCGATTTCTGTTCGCCGTGTGGCTGATAAGGCTTATAGGCTGGCTTATAACACAATGCTGAACGAACTGCTTGATGAAATTGAGATCGCACAGGATGGCACAATTGCACCTGGTGTTATCAAGCACTACGAAAGCCTGATCACAAATGTACTTAATCTGTCAATGACTGTTGAGGGTAATTGCTCAAGTGTGAATGTTAGCATGGATCCGAAACAAAACGTACTTTCAACTGGTAAGTTAACTTTAACAATTCAACTGCTGCCGGTAGGCTATGCTAAAAAGATTGAAATTGATCTTGGTTTTGCTTTGTCACTCGAATAATAAATACTAAGGAGGTAATAAAATGGCAATTTTCAATAGTAAACAATACGAATGGTCAAACGTGCAGGTGGTGCTGTTTGGCCGGATAGTTACCGGAATACGCTCAGTAATGTACAAGGTGACGCACGAGAAAGAACCTGTGTATGGCATGGGAAACAAACCTCTGGGCATTCAGAGCGGAAACAAGAGTTACGAAGGCGAAATAGGACTGCTGCAAAGCGAACTGGAAGCAATACAAAGGGCTGCAGGATCAGATAATGATATTACTGACATCCCTGCTTTCGACATCCATGTAAGCTATGTTGACCGCACAGGTACAATTGTGAACGACACAATAAAGTTTGCTGAGTTTACCGAAGTGGAAAAAGGAATGTCGCAGGGCGACAAGTTCATGGAGATTACCATCCCCTTCGTGGCGCTCGACGTGCTGAAGAACGTGTAATATACAATAACCATAACTCAACTCAAAAAAATGACAAAAGAGAAATTAATAGGCCAGGCAACTGATGAGCAGATAAAGGCATGGAAGCTTAAGCATGGCAAAGTGTTCGCAATAAAGGTTGACGGACATATATGCTATCTCCGCAAGCCCGATCGTGCTACACTGAGCTATGCCTCTACAGTAGGGGTAAAAGACCCTATCAAGTTTAACGAAATATTACTGAACAACACCTGGCTTGCCGGCAGCGAAGCTATTAAAACTGACGACGAACTATTTTTGAGCGTAAGCGGCAAACTTGTAGAACTCGTGAGCATAAAAGACGCTGAACTGGTAAACTTATAGAGGCTACAAAGGTTGAGGAAACGCAATATGTCAGACTTATTGATGCACAATTGCGATATTATTTAAAACTCGACCCTTGTAGCCTGACCGACGAAGAATGGGCAGCACGCTTTAACGAACTGATTTATATACGACAGCAGGAAGCTAAATATAATAAAATGATGTGAAAGTAAAGAGTAATATAAATAATGAGTATGAGTAATGCCTGAACCTTGTTGTGACGGTTTTTCCATGCAACTATGAAAGGCATTACGGGCAGGCTTACAAGATAAACAACAAAAACCAAAAACTTTGGCAGATGCTTCACAAGTGAAAAACACACCCAGATAAACAACAAAAACACAAGGTAAAGAACTAGAAACGTAATCATGGCAAATATTCTTGAATATACACTGAGCCTGCAGGACGAGCTGTCCACAAAGTTAAACAAAATTGGTGTTAACTCTGAGGAGGCTCTTGATGTATTTTCAAAATTAGAAAGCCAGACGCGTAAAGTTCAAAATGCAATGGGCAGTATGGGTGTCAGCATTGGCACCCTTAGCCAGCAGGTGGCACTCCTTAAAGCTGAGAAAGAATGGATCCCTGCTTCAAATAAAAAAGACCTGAAGATCATCAACGGTGAGATTGCTAAGCTTGAAAGACAGATAAACAGGCTTAATAACATAGAATCCACCGGCATTAGAAACTGGTTCTCAAGCCTTAAACAGCAGATTCCAATACTCAATATGCTGAGAAACCCTCTGGTTTTGCTTGCCATAGGTGTAAGACAGCTCAACTCGTATCTGAAACAAAGCACAGGAGCATACAAGGAGCAGGCAGTGGAAGAAACAAAACTCGCTGCCATTATGCGCAACACCATGAATGCTACCGAGGGCGATGTGAAGGCAATACTTAGTCTTGCAAGTGCTCAGCAGAAACTTGGTGTGATAGGCGACGAAGTTCAACTGGCAGGCGCCCAGGAACTCGCAACATACGTTACCAAACGCGAAAGCCTTGAACGATTGCTGCCGGCAATGAACGACATGCTTGCACAGCAATACGGGCTTAATGCCACGCAGGAGCAGGCTGTTACAATAGCCACCATGATGGGCAAGGTGCTCGACGGGCAGGTAGGGGCACTGAGCCGCTATGGCTACCGTTTCGACGAAGCTCAGGAAAACGTACTGAAATACGGCACCGAAGCACAGCGAACGGCAATGCTTGCCCAGGTGCTGCAGCAATACGTAGGAGGGGTTAACAAAGCCCTGGCTGCCACTCCTGAAGGGCAGCTTAAGCAGGCTGCAAACAATACGGGCAACCTGAACGAACGCGTTGGGCAGTTGTACATGCACATACAGGCTACTCTGCTGCCGGTAAGAGAGAAAATTCAGGAGATAATTGAAAGCATCATCGTGTTCTTTGAGCAAAATGCAGAGAAAATAAAGGAGATAGTAGGTGCAATAGCATCTGCCATTGTGTTCGCAATTTCAGTGATAACACCTCCCCTTGAATGGATGATAAACCTGATAGTAATGGTAACGGGATGGCTTTACAACTTCATGCAGGCATTGCAGGAAGGTAATGTGTATGCCGAGTTGTTTGCAATAGCTCTCATGTCTCTGGCATCAGGGCTGGCTGCCAATTTCCTCTGGGTTAACCGCCTTGTGATTGCATCAAAGATAAAAGCACTGTGGGACACCATACTCACCATTAAAACCCTGCTGTTCACAAAAGCAATATGGGCTCTCAATATAGCTATGAAATCAAACCCCATAGGCTGGATAGTGGCGGGAGTTATGGCACTGGTAAGCGCCATTGTACTGGTGATCAAAAAACTGGGAATATTTAAGAAAAAACTCGACGACACTAAGGACAGCGCTATGGACCCGGACATGAGCGCTGCGCTCAACATGCCCAAAATGCCCGAAATGCCCGGTGCACCAAATGCAACGGTGGTTCAGGAAGGTATTAAAAGCATTAGCTCCGGAGGATCACGCGAAACCAACATAAACGTTACAATTCATAAAATGATAGAGGCTTTCACAGTTAATCAGCAGCACGGACAGTCAATTTCAAGTGTGAAGGATGAAATACTTTCAACACTGCTCGATGTTATTAATAGTTTGAACCGAATACCCGCACACTGATGATAACACAATATGAAATAAATATGCTCTATCAGGCTGCTTTCGGGTATCGCGGCGTGCCATTCCCGTTCAGGCCTCTGCCTCAGTCTGTGGATAAAGGTGACGACTTTGAGAAGCCAAAGGATAACGACAAGATAGAAAACATAAATTTTGAACTCGAAAACCCTGTCACTGTTAAAGACCACTCAAAATATACTGAAAACCTGCCTTTCATAAAATCACTGGCAGGCACTCCTTTATATATGCCCACAGGATTTAACGTTGACGGAAGCGTTGTGCAGCTCCCTGATGAGCCTATCATTACCTGCTCTACCCGCAAAAATATTGTGGAAACCACACTGGCAGGCAATACCCGCCGAGGCACTGTGAAAGAGATCATAAACACTGATGATTGGAAAATAAACATCCGTGGGCTGTGCATTGACTACACAAAATCGGGCTATCCGGAGGACGACTGCGAGTTCATACAGCAGCTTTACGACAAAAACAAAGCAATACGCATCATCAATTACATGCTCAACAACGTTTTTTTAATAAGAAATGTGGTAATAACAAGCCTGACATGGCTGCCAATGCAGGGCAAACCATACAGCCAGGCATATGAAATTGAACTTATTAGCGACGAGGACTTTTTACTCATCATACAATGACGTTTGAAACCGGAGTACATATAACAATAGGAGCTCACACCTTCACCAGGTGCCACGAGGTAGTGATTGAACGCAGCACTGCCGTTGTGCAAGACATTGCACGCATAAAGCTGCCACTCACTGCCCGTATTGCAGAAAACGGCAAGGCAGGCACAACGGTTGAGACTGCAAAGCGGTTTAACCCTGGCGACAAGGTTAAAATAAGGCTCATATACAGAAATGTGTACGACAAAACTGAGTTTACCGGCTATGTGAAGCGAATAAATGTAGGTCAGCCGCTTGAAATTGTATGCGAAGATGCTATTTATCTACTTCGCCGAAAGAATATCAAAAAAAGCTGGCAAAGTGTAACGCTGAAGCAGGTTGTTAACGAAATTGTGAAAGACACAGGGATACCGGTTGCGGGCAATATTCCTCTTATAACATTGTCTCCGTTCGGGTTGAATGATGTTGATGGTGCATTTGCATTGCAAAAGCTTGCAGATGAATTTGGGTTGAGGGCATATATTCAGCCCGACGGGGCTTTGTATGTCGGACTGGCATACACACAGCAGTCCGGATTTGTAAAGTATAATATCAATGGCAAAAACTCAAATGTTGTAAGTGCAACGGATCTGAAATGGAGAAATCGCGATGATGTTAAAATAAAGATCAAAGCCATCAGCATCCATAACAACAACACACGTACTGAGGTGGAAATAGGAGACGAGGGAGGCGCTATTCGTACCCTGAATTTCTACAATATTAAAAGCCAGGCTGAACTCACAAAAATTGCTAAACAAAAACTTGATGAACTGAAATTTGACGGGTACGAGGGGAAAATAACAACACTTCTTATACCTCAGTGCGAACCGGGCTACAAAGCACAACTTACTGACAGCCTTTTTGATGAGAGATCAGGCACATATTACGTTGAAAGTGTGAAAACAACTTACGGCACCTCCGGCACACGCCGCGAAGTGGAGCTTGGTATTAAAATGTAAACAATGAGCAAAGAACTAAGGCAAATACAAGAAGCACTTTACCAGCTTACGCGAGCCGAGCACTCATTACCTGCACAGGTAGTAAGTGCCGATGAAAACGAATGTATTGCCGAAAGCAACGGCTACAAATACTACAACGTTCGCCTGCGGGCTACGGTTGATGCATCAGGAAACAGGCTTGTAATTGTGCCTCGTGCAAAATCGTGGGTAATACTTAGCCCAATTGCACCTGAAAGTGACACTTATTTTGTGAGCATGGTGAGCGAAGTGGAGAAAGTAGTGATGAGTATTGACGGAAAATTTGTAATAAAGAATGCTGAAATGTCTTTGAAGACCATTTTAAACCAGATTGTAAAGGAACTGAAATCTGCAAAAGTTACCACTTCAGACGGCTTAATGCCTTTTGATCCGGTAACAATTACAAAATTTGAAAGAATTGACCAATATGTAAACCAACTTTTTGAATAATTAATGTGTAACCTTAAAATTAAAAAAAATGAAACGCAAGTATTTGATTAACTTCATTGTTGCAGCTATGGCTGTTCTTACAGTTACAACTGCTGTATTATTTTCTTGTACCAAAGAAAATGAAGGCTTCGACCGCCAAAAACCCCCTACACAACTAATAAAACCACCTGACGCAAAACCACCCGCAATCTCGCGCTACCAGCTTGCTGAGCTTTACGAACGCGGCGAAGACTGGGTTGCAAAACAATTCGGAAGAGAATATCTAAGAACGCCAGGCATAAACTGGACAACAGACGATCATAACTATGTGCTGGAAAACCAGGCTCGTGTATCCGTAATGGACATACAGCAAGACATGTTAAAGCCATATGCCGAAATTACTACTGAATATTTTGAGAAAAACCGCGAGCAATGCAGCCAGATAGCTCTTGACATACGTGTCGCAAGTAGCGATACTATCGGATTTTACGAATTTGCTGCCCTGCCCTATGCGCTTGACGACTTGGCACAGGATCAGATATTGTATAATGTAAAGGTTGGCGATCTGGTACTTATTAATGTACGAACACTCGTTCCTTTTGCCCCTCAGGAGCCGATAGGAGGGTATTTCACAGCCACAGGAGTAACGTATGGTATATTTGTGATTCCTGGGCTACACAACCCCGATTACTGGGCTAAAATAGTGGCCGAAATATCAAATCCCGGTTATGTGAACATCGGAACACAGCTTACAGGACTGAAAAAATCAATTTTACTTATTGCCAGCGAGTAAAACTTAATAATATGCCCACTGACGTTTTAATTGACAGCACCACTTACGACCTCGTGATTGAGGATGGCGATTTTGCAGCCGGCAACCCTACATCGCAAAACCAGTTATTGCTGCTGCTCACAAATCCGGGAAACATACTGCATAGTCCCGGCACTGGTGTGGGCTTGCAGGGCTGGGTAAATGCCGAAACCACAGGGGGGCTTAAAGCCGAAATTAAACATCAGTTTACGGCTGATGGCATGGAAGTGCAAAGTATTAAACTTGAGGGTTCAAAAATAACCATAAATGCAAAATATTAAGATAATACATGTAGCCGAAGGGCAAACCATCTGGGATATCGCGCTGCAGGAGTATCAGAACCCCGAAGCTGTGTTCATTGTATATCTTGCAAACAGAGATGTACTGAGCAGCATTACACATGAGCTTGAAGCAAACATGCCATTGCGGATTCTGCCATATGTTGACGAAATTGTAATGCAGACTGACGATTCGCTCTCACTTGCTTATGCTGCAGGCTTCATGCACTGGATGGCATGTGGGGGAACCACTGCCGGCAAGGTGCAATTTAGGGTTAAGGATAATATGCTGCAGTGGAAGTACGAACACGAAACTACCTGGAATAACCTGTATGCCCTGCCCTCATTTGAAATTGAGTATGCCACAAAGTCATCGTCTGTTCATGCAGGCAATTTATTTGATATAGCCATTGACGACGACTATTTTTATGTATGCGTAGAGGCAGGAGCCTCAGGGCAGGCACGATGGAAACGTTCACCGCTAATATATGTAATATAATGACAGACCCGGAAGATGGAAAAGAATTTAAAGAGAAAATTCGGAAATCAACTTATATACGTAACACTATGTCAGAATTAGAAAAAGTAAAAAAGAACAAACGGAAAACAGTACAGCTTAAAAGAGAGGTGCTGGAGCACTCGCAAGAAGCAGAAAGAGCAACAGAGCGTTTAAACAAGGCAGAGGAGGATCTGAAAACAGCAATTGAAGAGGAAGATGCAATGGTAACAGATCTTGAAAACCGGATAAACGAAATGTGCTCAGAGAAAGACATCTTTTGTGGCGTAGTGCTTTCCCACGACGACATATTAAACATCGTGGATATGGCTATTAAAATGAAGGAAAACATAAAAATACCATTCAAATTGTATTTCAAAGAAACAGAATAAAAAATAAACAATAGGAGAGAAGAATAATGGCGAAATATGATATAGTAGTTCCGCAAAACATGTCTGCCGATGGCGTTGAGTTTCAGGAACGATTCATAAACATAAAAAAAGGGGGTTTGCTCTCAGCAAAAGCCGATGGTATGCCTGTAGTACTTGCAAAAGGCACTAACAACTACATGTTAGTCGCTGACAGCACAACCGAAAGTGGCTTGAAGTGGGAGCCGATACCTGCGGGGCACAAGCAAAATACAGATATAGGAACAACATCAGATACATTTCAGCTACAAATAGGGTCTGGACCATATGATGAGGGCGGTGTTATACTTAAATGCGAGGATTCATCATCACAAGATTCAACCAGCGCGTATGATTTAGAGCTGTTAGACCCAACTGGAGGTCTTGATGGCGATGGCTACCCCAAAACAGCTAATTTAGTGGTAAACTCCATACATATAAAAGGCAGGGCAAGGCAACTGTTGCCACCGTATGATGATTGGGATTTAACCAATAAGCAGTATGTAGATGGAATAGTGGCGGCAAACGATGCGATGGTGTACAAAGGCACGCTGGGCACTGGCGGCACAGTTACTGCATTACCCACCACGCATGGCGTAGGCTGGACTTATCGAGTAATCACAGAGGGCACTTATGCAGGACAAAAGTGTGAGATTGGAGACATCATTACCTCAATAGTTGCTCGTTCGGGAAGTGGCAATCAAAACGCAGACTGGACAGTGGCTCAGGCTAACATTGATGGTGCAGTTGTGGGTCCCGCCGAATCAATTACAACGGAGCTGCTTGCATCATGGGATAGCAACAACCGGAAATTAAAGTCTACTGGTGTGAATCCATCAAACCTCATCCTCAAAACAATGTTCTCTGAGCATAACATGCTTATTGGCAATGGCGTAGGCAGCGCCACCACTATGGTGGTAAGCGCAAGTCAGCTTGTGGGTCGCAAAGCCACAGGTACTATCCAGGGCTTGTCCGAGACCGATGTGCGTGCCATTCTTGGCTATGCCAAGTGGGTAGATGCACCACTAACAAACACAAGTTCCGGCACAAAAGGCACAATTGCCGAAGATGGAAATTATGTTTATGTATGCCTTGCTACGGATAAGTGGGGACGTATTCCGATAGCTACAAACTGGGCAAATCCTGTCCCACCAGAAGGATAATAGTTATGGCACTTGGTGATTTCAAACTTTTTAAAGAAAATGCTGGTGGCAGCTTCGATGAGCGTACCGTAGCTGCCGCTCCAGGCAAAGTATTCTCGTGGGATGAGGAATACGACCCTGTTACTATTGATGTAGTGCCATACAGAATGGCTAAGGATGACGTGGATTTAAATGGGAAAGCACTTGTTAATGTAGCAAATCTTGGGGTAGGAATAGCCGCACCAGATGTGACACTTCATGTTGTTAGGGAGGAAGCAGGCTCTATTGTTTCACAGAATATGTATGTTGATACTGCGGCAGGTGCAGCCATTCGGTTTAGAAAAGCGAGGGGAAGTTTTTTATCCCCAGCAGCAGCGCGGAATAATGATGTCTCAGGTGGATTTGTGGCTCAGTTTTATGATGGTTCTGGTTTTGGCAATACGGCAGCAATACGCATATATGCAACACAAAATCAGACCAGTGGAAAGCACGGTGGTAAGATTGTTTTCCAAACCGTAGCTAACGACACCACAGCTCTTACTGAGCGCATGGTAATACAGCACGATGGTAAAATAGGTATAGGAACCACTGACCCACTTGATATATTCCATGTGCATAACGGTGCAAACCCGGCACATGCATACTTTAGTTCAGAGCGGGAATCAGCAGGCGCAGCAGCATCATTTAACCTGATGAACATACACACCGGCAGCTATACACGCTTTGTACACCGTCTTCGCGGAAACCCACTGCGTGAACAGTCACTTCTTACAGTCTATAATACTAACATTAGCGACTTTAATCAATTATTATTGTTTGACCTCCTTGATAAATCCCTTACAATTGGAGATGGTGCAGCCAATATATTCTTTATGCCTTCTAATAATGTAGGTATAGGAACCAGCAAACCTAAAAAAACCCTGCACGTAAACGGCGACATTGAGGCAAGCAATTATTACCATGATAATTTTCAGGGAATAAGCGAAAGAATTAACATAGTAGATAGTGCAGGAACTCACACTCTTACATTTTCCGGAGGATTGTTGATTGACTACGAACTTATATAAAAATGAAAATAGAACTTACAGAACAGCAAATAGATATAATTCTTCAGAGTTTAGAAAATGCGACCATTCAAGTAAAAAGCGCTCGTATTGTACTTGATTTGATTGACAGTATTATTAAGCAATACCAACAATTACAACACCAGAGGGATGAAGATAATGGATAATTGATCCCGAATGTCTCGGGAGACAATTGACAATGAATGATGCAACATTAAAACCCCAGAGGGGTGAAAGGTTAATAACAGATGGGATTCACCACCCCACACCCAAAACCCCGCAGGGGTTTAATAATTGATAATTGATAATTGATAATTGATAATTGATAATTGAAAACACTATGTCTCGAAACATCAGTTCAATCTACAATGAAATGCTAAGTGCCAAGGAGCAAAATCCGGAGCTTCAGGGCTTAAACTCCGGAAGTTCAACTGCCATTTGGCGCTTATGGATGTGGGTAGTTGCTGCAGCTATCTTCACTGTCGAAATGTTTCACGATCTCTTTATTGCCGAGGTCGAAAACATAATCAGCACCAAAACCGCCGGCACGCTGCTTTGGTACCGCAGCCGGTGCCTTGATTTTCGCTATGGCGTTGCCTTAGAGGTTCACGACGGTCGCATCACCTACCCTGCTGATGATACCACCTCGCCACTACTTGCACAGTGCAGCGTTAGCGAAGCAGCGGATGGGCTTATCGTAAAAATAGCCAAAGACGATGACGGCGAGCTTGTTCCCCTGTCAAACACACCACTCAAGCCCGAGTTCGATGCATTTGTTGCATATTTGAGCAGCATCAAGTATGCAGGCACACCCATTAGGGTCATAAATTCACCTGCAAACCTCCTGCGCATGCAGATAACTGTGTTTTACGACCCACTGCTCATTTCACCCACTGGCACCCTTCTTAGCGACAGCTCACGCATTATTGACGATACCATTGCCGATTTCTTACGAAACCTGGAGTTCGATGGTCGCCTCAAGCGCAGCAGCCTCGTGCAGGCAATAAAATCAGCCCAGGGAGTTAAAGATGCATATATAACCTTGCTTGAACACAAATACAAAGACTATTGGTATGTGCCCATCGAGGTTTCTCACATACCCGAAAGCGGTTATTTCAAAATAGACCCCTCTTTCCCATTAACCTCATCTATAACCTACCTGTCGTATGTATAACATTAATTTCGATAAGCTGATCAGCGACCTTTTGCCTCCGCTATTTCGCCTCTCGCCACGTATGCAGGCATGGTTAAGTACCCTTTTAACGCCTTTGCAAACCTTTTACAACACCTTTTTAAGCTTCGTCACCGCTCAGAAGTACAGCACAGGCTTCACTGGTCAGGTTCTCAGCCTCAAATATCTGCTTAACGACACATATTTTGGCAATGGCACATACAATCTTATGCGTATCGAAGACAGCGACCGAGAGCAACCCTTATATCTATACAACATTCCCGAAAACGAACCCGCATATATTTACAACAAGTCCGAGGCAGTTGTAGGCAATTATATTCTTAATTCGTCCGAACCCACAGGCTACGATTTCACCGTACTTGTCCCCTTTGCTTACAACTTTCCACCCGACAAGGACATTGAGTACCTGAAAGCCCTTGTCAACAAACACAAAGTAGCAGGATTTCAATTTAACATAGACACATATTAATATGAACACAATAATCACCACCGACACAGGCGGTTTCCCCTTCATGCTCGACGACATTCGTTTCCTCGACATTGCAAACCGCGAAGCCTTTTCCGATGCCATGCGTTCCATGTATGGAGGCATTCCTGGCACTGACATAGGTGTGATCCTTTACGGTGCCGATCCCGGAGCCGGCACAGCCACTGAAGGAGCCATCTTCTACAACAACGAAATATGGCACATGGATGCACACAGCTTTTCTTACACTTCCAATGCAAATGTGCGTGCATGTTTCACTGTTGCGTATGCTGCATCAGGCAGCCGTATCTTCCACAACGGCAACCCACACCAGGTACACCAGATTCGCAAGGTCGTCTATGCTAACTACGACGACATCCCCGAATCCTCAATCAAAGAGCTTAGCTTTAATCAGCTAAGATCAATCAACTCCAACCTCATATACATAAACCCAATCAATTACAGCGGTACATGGATTATGCGTCCGGGCCACAACGCACTCATCACAAAGGTAGGCAGGCTTGTTATCGGCAATATAGGCTTCGCCGATGATGATCTTGACACTATTGGCAACTTTTGGGATGAAGTAGGCAGCATTCCGGTAAATTATCGTCCCCTTAGCCGCATTACAGGCACATCCTTCGTCGAAAACAATCAGGATGTTTTATATGCCGATCCATATATATGTTGGGAGATAGCCACCACAGGAGTTATAAGCATTTACAAAACCTCATTTATAGGCAACGGCACAGGCATACGCTTCAACATAAATTTCACCTATCTCATATAGCGATAGCTACGTATTTTTTGTACATTTCGATTTAAACCCCCGGCACAATTCGTTTTGGCGATTATAAAAGCAATAGTCAGGTGAAATTAAATGAATTTATGAGGCGGTCTAACAAAACCCTGGTTAATGCGACATGTAGGTGTTTATAAACAAAAGGTTTTTATTGCTTTTAAGTTTTCTTCAAAAATACA